CAGCATTATTGATCCATTTCTTGACTCTAATTTCTAAAGGTTGATAGATCTTATAACTTGTCCTGCCGTCTTTAGTTTCTACGTAAGCATACGCTAAATCACTTGCTCTTACGGCAGTGTCGTTGTAGAAAATATGAGTAATAGGAAACACGTTAAATTTCTCAAGAGTGACTTTGTGTATACCAAACTGGGACCAATAGTTGCGGTCTTTAACCATCCACGGTCTAGTTTTAATGCCTAAGTCTACCCTTGTTTTTTCTACCAATCTAGTAATGCCTGAGAATACTTGCTTTGTCGAATCTACATTAAAAGCACTAAGCTTCATATCAAATGCTATCTTGTGAATAGCATCTTTATATCCTAAGCCAAACATCTTCATTACTAATACAACCACATCACCTGTGTCATTAGTAGCAAAATCTTTAAACATTAGAATATCTCTATTGATTTTATGAAAATACAGTGCAAAAGACGGTATGTTATCTTCACGAAGAGGACTATGATACACTCCTAAAGAACTAATATCTTCATTTAAATAGAAACTGTAGATACTTTCTTGTGGTACAAGACTAAACAAATCTTCCCTGGTAATCAGATTGTTAAATGCAATAGAATTTAGATTGATCTCGCCCATAATAAAAAAGAGCGGGCCCGTTAGTGGACCCGCTTTGTAAAATTAAGGGATTTTTACCAATTATCGTTGTCGATAATAGAATCCGCAGACGGTGTAGAAGTAGGAGCTACATTATCACGCTCAAGACGTTGCATAGCATCGATATTACCAGCCTTCAAACGAGTCTCAGCTGCAGGAACACTCATGTTCTCTACAAATGGAACCCAAGAACGCGGTTGGATATAGTTCTTCACAGACTGTGTAGAGCCGTAGTTAGCAAATACACGGAATTTACCTGCATTTGGAAGACCATCACGGATGATTTTCATACAGCCATCCAACATCTCTTTAGCAGAGTTGAAAGAAGGTAACTGATAAGTACCACCATAGATAGAGTGGATAACGTGTTTTAACACGGTACCTTGTTTCTTGATTTGATCCTCTACGCTAGCATATGCAGTTGCTTTCTCTACATACCAGAAAGAACTATTACAAGCACCGCCATTTTCGTCAGTAAACACAAGCTTGTACTCAGGAGCATTCTCCTTGTCTTCTGCTTTACGTTTTACTACAGACATAGCTACATTCTCTGCTACACCTGCGTTACCGTTGTTAAAAATTACTGAACCTTCTTTTGCGTCAAACGACGTGTCATTTAAATTAATCATTGTTGTTAAAAATTAAGGGTAAAAAAAAATTAAAAAAATTAGTTAGTTATGGATTACCAAACGTCTTCAGTTGATTCTTCAGATTCAGTAGCAGGTAATTCAAATACCTCTTCTTCTTCCTCTTCTACTTCACCTGCAAGTTCAAAATTCTCTTCAGCTTGCTCCTCTTCTACTACTGGTTCTACTGCAGGAGCAGAGATATAAGTCTCTTCTTCTTCTACTTCAAAAGGAGCTGCTTCTGTTGGTGTAAGGCGATTCAAAGTAAGCAAACCGTTAGATGCTACAATCTCTAAATCAGTTTCTTGAGTAATGTCAAGATCTAAGATTTTAGCAATGAAATCATAAGTACGCTTGTCGCTAAGAGTACAAGTTTTTGTAAGTTTCAAACCTGCATCACCTGCTGCTTTACGAATAGCAATAATTGTACGATCAGTACTAAAGCCGAAAGAAACACGGTCTTCTCCGTTGATTCCCAATACACTTTGTGCTGCTTTGTTGAATGTAAACTTACGACCTGCACCTGGCTTATCGATTGCTGACATAGTTACTACTGCGAAATCATACTTCTCTGATTTTCTTGTGCGTTGTGCGGGAACGCCGTCCCAAATTAAATTCTCCATTTTTTAAGTTATTAAGAGTTAAAGATTAAATTGAATAATATTCACGAATTGTGTTGTTTACAGCTACTAGATCATTGTCGATGAGGTCTTCCTCGAACATCTCTAGTGGAGTTTTACAGGTATCATTACCTGACGACACTGTGCGGAACACGTGTCGATTTGGTTGTCCAGGTGTTTTAACAATCTCTGAGTAAAGTACGATAGTACTAAATGACTCAGGAACAAAACGCTCTAGCATTTTGCCTTGTACACCAATACGCTCAGAAGAGAATCCTGAATCATCATAGTGAGTTTCTGGGTGAGCAATTAGATATACAATGATATCATCTCTCATCACATCATTCACAGTATTGATTAGATCATACTGAGCCGCAGCCATCTTCGACCATTTGTCGAAACCTTTCTCTGCACGGAAACTTTGTGACATCACCGTATCAGTCATAATTCTTGACCATGTGTCAATTACTACGGTTTTTACATTAGGTAAGGTATTTACCTTTTGTAGAGTGCTGATAACGATGTTAATGTCTGAAGTCTTGCGGTAGTTTCTTTTCTCTTCGCTATACTTAGCAGAAAAGTTCTTGAACGGCAAGGCTTTTTGGTCTGTATTAATGATTACAGTCTCATCGGGATTAAGATTTCTTAGAGAAGTCGACTTCCCCATCCCACTTTTTCCTACAAGGAACACTAGTTGTGCCATAAATAAATTTTTGATTAGATTACTTAATAAAGATACGCAAAAAATCTAGATTATACAAGAGCTTTGACCACTTTAATGCTTACTACATCTTGGTTATGTCTTAGCCAACTTTTGGCTCTATTGACATCTTCATCTGTGTGTTGTGGTTCTCTAAAAAGCTCGAATCTTCCTCCTTGTGGAGTTAATTCTTCTTGATAAAATAGAATTCTTTCTGCTTCTTCTTTAGATTTTTTAGGATTGTTTGATTTAATACTCCCTGCGATTCCATGGGGTTTACCCCAGTCTTTAAAAGTTAATTGCATATTACATACTTTGGATTTCTTCTTTTACTTGTTCTTGTTTTACTTTACGTTTGTTGTACAACTCTCCACGTAAGTGTGGATGCTCTTCTTGTACTTTACGACTAGCTCTACTTACAGAATCCAAATACGGTATACTTCTAGTTTCCATATCTTTTAAGAATTCTTTAGCAGTCTTAGTGTCTACATCATAATCCATTGCTAGCAAGTATCGATAATATAGTCGCTCGTTACTATCTCTTAGCGCAGGGAAATCTGTGAGTTGTTTTTTAACCCACTCATATTTTTCTACTATCATAATTAGGAGTTTAGTGAACGATAATAATCATCGATTTTACGTAGTTCTTCTGGCTTACCCATCATATCTTCAGCTTTTGGCAACTGATAATAACCGCCAAACTCGCCTATAAACAGGAAGCTAGCCAAGAGATTTACGTCGCCGTCACGATTCTTGCAGATTTTAGCAAGTCTGTAACGGTTCTTGTACTTGGTGATGTCGTAACCCAAACACTTGTCTACGCCATAATAAAACGGACTAGCAATGCCGATAGCAGTATTACAGTCTTCTGCTACGTTACCAGTGTTTTTGATATCACTAAGCATAGGCATCCAACTGTCATTTTCTCTACGATCCATTTGCTCGGAGCTACGGTTAATCTGCGAGATTACTACAGGGCTGAAGTTAAACATGTTTCTAAAGAACACTAAAGTTCTAGATGCTTTGTCGATAGCTTCCTTGAGGTCTTTGTAGTTGTTATAGCCTATAAGACCAATATGGTCTATTACTACTAGAGTAATTAAGCCTGGATTGTTAGGCACATAATCAACTATCAAACCTTCAGGACTCTTTACTACTTGCCCACGACTCTCAGCATAAGTAATTAAGTCTTTGTACAAGAAATCAGGATTCAACGAGCTTCTAAAGTGCAGATATTTATCCTGTATCTCTTCCATCTGTGATTGATATAAATCTATCAATGCTTCGACTTCAGGACGGATTAACAAATTACCTCTAGAAAGTATCTCGTCTACCGATGTTAGTACACCGTGGTTTCTCCATATCAAACTAGCAATATGCTTAGCAATCTGATGCTCAGGTGGAATCTCTAGAGAATAATAAATAATCTCGATATCATGGATATAACCAGGATTATTTTGTAAAAACTCTATAGCACCGTACACATAAGTAGAATTTACAAACGCTGTTTTACCGACGCTGGTACCTGCAAAAATTAAATCATAACGACCTTGTTGAATATTCTTTATCTGATTACTTAAAGTAGTAAAGCCTTGGAAAGGTATGCCTGTATTGAGACCGTGTTTACCACGTTCAATACTTTCTTTTAGCCTATCCCAATATTTGATTTTAGCCATTTGATTATTTTTTTAAGGACGTTAATATTCTCCTGTAGTATCTGCTGTACATTATTACTGCTTCTACTAATTGCGGGCCTATGTCTGTTAACAAAGCTTCTTCATAACTTAATGAGTTATCTGTAAAATTGTAAAGAGCTTTTTCTTTAGCCAATGTAAGTATTGCTTCTTCTAGGTCTATTGTTATATTCATGTCTATTAAATTACTTGAGAATTCCAGTC